CCAAGTACGTTCGGCGGCTTTGCCCGAAAGGAAATAATATGCTTCAAATAATCGTTTTTGTTCTCGTGGCTTTGCTTATGTCTGTGTGCTCGTATTATCTTGGTTGTATCATCACTTGGAAAAAAGCCAGCAAGCATCTAATCAATTATGCCGCCCAACAAAAGGAAAAACATGGCACTAACTAGAACAAAAAACAACGGCAAGAAGTACGACGAAAAAGAATGCTGGGACTTGTATATGTCCTGGGGCGCAGCGGCAACGGTGGAGAAGCTCCATAGGTGGCACAAGGAGTACAAGGGCTTCGGGTCACACATGGGCGGAATATGGGCAATGTGGAGATATGCGGCACAAAACCCCGATGCGTGTTATCCGCAATTCAAGCAGTGGTATTTTGAATCTGCATCTGCCATTGCCGATGAAGTCGTTGATCCGAACATCACCTTCGATGATTTCCTAAACGAGATCAGAGTGCACGCGAAGAACAAGAACTCAATAATGAGCCAGAAGAAATACAAACAGTTCTGCCAAAAGTGGAATCTGAATGAATAAGTTTACAATGTGTCTGTTTTAGTTTACAATAAGAAAGCATCGTGCATTTATGTCAAAAACTGAAAAGAAAAAGATCATGAAACTCGCCATAAAAAAAGGAACGCCATTATTGGTCGTCAATCGCTGGGGCAAAGCGGCTGTGTTTGTGTATAAAGAGGGAGAACGCACAAAGGGCTATTCATACAACACGATTGAAAAAGGCGTTAGAGGAGAGATAAAGAGGTTGGGAGGATGAACTTTATTTGTGGCGATTCTCTTTCTACAATGTCTGGAATGGAAGACGATTCTGTTGACATTGTTTTTTCTGATCCTCCGTACAATGTAAAAAAAGATTACGGGATTTTCAAAGACAACCTGACGCCGCAAGAGTATCGCTCTTGGATGGAAAAGATTGTCGAGCAGTCGCGGCGAATAGCCCGTAAAGGCGTAGTCTTTTATGTTGGCGGAAAACATACCAAGTTGTTTTTTGACCTTATTCCAGATGCTCACTTTATTCCTGTTCATAAAAAGGCAATTGGGGCGATGGCAGGAAATTATTTCATGCAATACCATTCCATGTTCTCCACCGTTAAGCCCGTCAAAAAAACAAAAGACTTGTGGGATGATATAAGGCTTCCAGGGGAAGGTTTTTATTTCCGAGAACCGAGATACGACCACCCAGGGCTGACGAGTTTGAAATTGACGGAAAAGGTACTTGAAAGTTTTACGCTAGAAGGCGACCTTATTTTAGACCCCTTTGGCGGAGTTGGTACAACTGCGGTAGCATGTAAGAATATGAAACGCGATTGTATCTTGATTGAACTAAACCAGAAATATCTTGATGTGGCACAGGAGCGACTTGGCGGGTAAGCCCGAAGCCTTTTCGGAGGCATACAGAATGGGCGTCCGTGCAATATGGTACTCCAACGGATGCCCTTCCATAAAAAAAATCGTAGAAATGAACATCATACCTGCCGACGAACAGGGCAGGACTGCAAACTTCCATCAAATCACTCACTGGTTCGATGATTATCAGTGGATACAGTGGAAAGATACGATGGACGCCGAACTCTCGGTGCAGATCGAGAAACGTTTGATGACCGAGCGCATGAAGCTGGTCAAAGAACAACTGGAGCAGAGCGGTAAAATTCGCCGCAAGGCATTTGCCGAGATTGAAGAGAAAGGATTTGATAGTTCTGCCTCGGCGGTTCAAGCCTTCTTCAAGGCGGCGGATTCAGAGCGTGGCTTGATGCAGATTGACAAGATGATCGCTGAACTAGCCGAGAAGGACACGGTTGACATACAAAAGGAATTCCGTGAACTAGCGGAGCGGGCGGGGCTTACGATAGACGGAGAAGTAAAAGAAGAAGATAGTGCCGAACCTCTCGACACGTAAACCCTTATCCGACGAAGAGTGGAAGAAACTCTTCCTGATCTCAAAAGAACTCCAATCCAGAGGGGAGAAAGTGCCGGAAGCGGCACTTGAGCAGTTTAAGGACAGGAAGAAAGCCAAGTGGCCGATTGATCCACGCGGTTACTTTGTAAGAGACGATGGTAAGTCTTATAACCCATCTGAAAATCATAAATTATTCAATCTAAGCGAAGCAAGGTTTTGCGCTTTATTCGGGCCGCGGGGTTGTGGGAAAAGTGCAGGCGGCGCACAAAAGATGTTAAAGAAAATATCAGAGGGGGAAAATGGTGCGGTAATGAATCCCGACATGGAGAACTTCAAATTATCCACATGGCCTGAGTTGAAGGCGTGGTTGCCGTGGGGCATGGTTGTACCGTCACAGCGACATCGCAAAAGACCGGAATGGGAACCCACTAAACCATTTACGATGGTATTCATGAATGGTGCAAAGGTTTATTGCAAGGGACTCAAAGACCCCGACTCTGCTCGCGGCCCGAACATCAATTGGTTATGGTACGACGAAGCGGGACGTGATAAGACCGGACAGGGCTGGAAGATTGCCGTCTCGTCTGTACGTGTGGGTAACAATCCTCAAGCCTGGGCGACCTTTACTCCCAAGACATCCGAACACTGGACAACAAAGTTCTTTGTGCGTAAGGAAATTCCCGATGATGTCAAACAACAGTTTGCGGAAGCGATGGGAAATGATAAAATTCTTATAGAGTCATTTCACGCGACTCGTGAAGATAATAAAGTTAATCTTGACCCTGCCTTTTATGCCTCCATCCTGGCAAGTAATCCTTCGGGCTGGTTGAAGGCGCAGGAGTACGATGGTGAAGTTGCTGACGAAGGTGGTCAGATCGGTTATCGGAAGTGGTTTGATAACCGCACGCTTACCACCCTGCCGTCAAGGATTATAAAAAAGATTCGGGCATGGGACACCGCCGCCAGTGAAAAGAAAGTGGCAAAAGACGACCCCGACGAGTCGGTTGGCTCTTTGCTTATCAAGTTTTTGCCAAAGGATAACCCCGAATGGTTGGAACTCCACAAACACCTATTGCAAGAGGGGCAGGAAAAACAACCGCATTTTATTTTAGAGAATCAGGTTGCGGGTTGGTGGGCGGCGGAGAAATTATTTGATGTCATCAAGAACACTGCCCGCTACGACGGCCCCTACGTCCCTGTTTACATTGACCAAGACCCAGGCGGAGCCGGAAAGAACCAAGTCGCTTTATTACAGGCGGCGTTTAAGGACGAAAAGAATCCAGAGCTTCACGCTCACACAGTTGCAGAAGTGGATGTTCGCAAAGTTGGAGATCGGGTGCTTGCCGCCAACAACCACTGGTTCGGTGCAGCCAGTGAAGGCAGGATGTGGATCATGAAAGGCTCGTGGAACGATGGCTTTCTTGGACAACTGGATGGCTTTACGATGATCGGACATGATGATCGCGTAACATCTGTTACGTCTGGTATGTATGTATTGAACCCGATTAAAAAGTGGTCAAAGATGCCCTTTGTAACGGTATAGGATAACTATGGCAAAACCATCTAACGTAGGCAATGTTTCGACAGTAGACATTCTAAGTGTACCCCAGCCAAGCAAAGAGCCTGGACAAAGGAGTATGCGTGTATCAGATGCGTACTTTGCGCGCATGGTTCCTGGATGGTCGCAACCGTCAGCACTAACTCCGGCGCAATGGCGTCAGTGGGTGGCAGCGCAACCCGTGGCAGTGACTTGCAAAGAAACCATGATCTCTAATATTGCTGATCTGGACTGGAAGATTACACCGAGAAAATCGGATCAACGTGACGAACTCAAGGGAACCATTGACTACTACGAGAAGTTCTTTCGCAGGGGCGGGGAATCGGGATTGGATTGGATTGGATTCTTAGAGTGGTTTATCTCTGATCTCAATGACCTTCCATTTGGGACGGGTTGGGAACTTGGTAGAAAAGGAGACTCGGAGCAAGGTCGCGTGATGTGGATGGAGCCGCTCGACGGTGGAACTCTCTATCCCACCAACAACAAAAAGACTCCGGTTGTACAATATTACAATAATCATTATGCCGACTTCCCTGCTCACGCCATAGCCAGAGCCTACATGAACCCCCGCCCTGAAATTGAAAGAAAGGGCTGGGGCATTGCACCTCCTGAGAGAGTGTTCATGGCAATGGAGATGTTGGCGAGGGGCGATAGATACTATGCGAACCTGCTTTTGGACATTCCGCCCGTAGGTGTTTTCGACATGGCGGACATTACGTGGGAAGACGCTCACACATGGATTGAATCGTTTAGAACCTTTACTCAAGGCGGAGCTACGGACGGTTTTAGAATTCCGGTTCTAGCCGAACACCAAAAAGACGTGAAGTTTATCCCGCTTGGCAAAGACCCCAATGCAATCATGTACGACACGATCACCCTGAAATACGCTTCGATGGTTTGTGCGGCATACGGCATGACCACTTCGGACATTGGTTTACAGGGTTCATCTGGCGAGACTTTAGCGGGTTCGATACGCGGCGAACAGAAAACCAATCGCACGGGTAAGGCTCGTAATAAAGGTAAGCTAAAATATTTCATCGAAAACATCCTGCCTCCGGTACTGCAATTTGATTTCATTGACACAGACGGCGAGAGATTAGCCATGCTTGGACGAGCCAGACTCGCCAACGCTACGGCTATGAATCAGTATCACGAAATGGAAGCCATCTCACCGGAAGAAGCCAGATTACAGGCTATTCAGGACGGACTGTTTACGATCTCCATGCCAGAGAAGCCTCCGAAGGAAGCATTAAAACCTGTCTTGCCTGTTGCGAGTCCGTTTGGCAATAAGCCCAGCGGCACACCTGGTAACAAGCCTCCCGAACGACCTGGATCAGTCGGCTCACCACAAGCCCCTTCGCTTGGCGGCGATGGTGAAGTCAAGAAATCATTTGCACAATTCCAACCTAGTAATTTGGATCAAACGGTTGCAAACATTGTAAACGTGCTTGCTCCGAGTGTGTACGAATCTGTGAATATTGGCGACGATATGGAACAGATGAAATCGCTTGTATTGGAATCGGTATTCTCGGTAGACGATACGCTTGGTTTGGGTGGCGTGCTTTCAAGCATGGTTAACCGAGTTGGCGAGTTTGATTTCAGC